CAATATTGAAAAAGTTAATCAGCAACGTGAGCGAGAACGAAAGAAAGCTGACAAAGAGGCTGAAGAAAAAGTTAGGCAGAAAGATGCTCAAAATAGAGCAAAGGCTGCCGAAAAGGATAAAAAGGCAACATCTAATAATAAAGGAGCAATTGGCATTAAAGGTGAGAAGTGGATTACCGGACAAGAAAAGTATCTTGCCGATTATAACTTTAAGCGAGATGTAGCTAGCAATAAAAATAATATGACTTATGAGGAGAGAGAGCGTCTTCGTCGTGCTAGGATTTCCGGAGTAAGCAAATCAGGCTCGTCTTTCAAAGTAAGACGCACTAGAATCAATTAAGAAGGTGAATAGTTATGGCATTATCTAATACTGCCGTACCCAAGTATTACGGTGAGTTTAGAGATGCCGTACTACGCAAAGAAATTCCAGTCTGTCGAGAGATAGAAATGGAAATGAACCGAATCGACCAGCTTATTGCGAACCCCGGAATCTATTACGATGATGAAGCAGTCGAAGGTTGGGTTAAGTTCTGCGAAGGTGAGCTAACACTTACCGATGGAGCAGACCTCAAACTCTTAGATAGCTTTAAGCTCTGGGGTGAGCAGGTATTCGGTTGGTATTACTTTGTTGAACGTGATGTTTTGGTTCCTAATAATGATGGCCATGGTACACATTACGAGCGAATGCGTATTAAAAAGCGTTTAACACGAAAGCAATACCTTATTGTAGCTCGAGGTGCAGCTAAGTCTATTTATGGTTCATGCTTACAAGCATACCAGCTCAATGTAGATCCGAGCACCTCACATCAGATTACCACTGCTCCTACTATGCAGCAGGCGGAAGAGGTTATGTCACCTATTAGAACTGCTATTGCACGAGCCCGAGGGCCGTTGTTCAGGTTCTTAACAGATGGCTCATTACAGAACACTACCGGCTCCAAAATGAACCGGCAGAAACTTGCTTCTACTAAGAAGGGTATTCAGAACTTCTTAACGAACTCACTACTCGAAGTAAGACCAATGTCTATAGACAAGTTACAGGGTCTTCGAGTTAAGTTGGCCACGGTTGATGAGTGGCTTTCTGGAGATGTTCGTGAGGATGTAATTGGTGCTATTGAACAGGGTGCCGCTAAAGGTGGCGACGATGACTACCTAATCATAGCAACAAGTTCTGAAGGTACAGTTCGTAATGGCCCTGGCGATACGATCAAAATGGAGTTAATGGAAATCTTAAAAGGAGAATACATTAACCCGCATGTATCTATCTGGTGGTATAAGCTTGATGATATTTCTGAAGTAAACGAACCTAATATGTGGTTGAAGGCTAACCCTAATTTAGGAAAAACCGTAACTTTTGAAACATATCAGCTTGATGTAGAGAGAGCAGAGAAGGCTCCAGCTACCAGAAACGATATTTTGGCAAAACGATTTGGTATACCTATGGAAGGTTATACCTACTTCTTCACATTTGAAGAAATTCAATTACACAGAAAGACAGACTTCTGGCAAATGCCTTGTGCACTTGGTATTGACCTTTCACAAGGTGACGATTTCTGTGCATTTACTTTCTTATTCCCATTAAAGGGTGGACGTTTTGGTGTTAAGACCCGAAGCTATATTACGAGCCTTACACTTCATAAACTTCCAAGAGCAATGCGCGACGAATATGAGAAATTCATCAAAGAAGGCAGTCTCATGGTATTAGACGGCTCAGTTCTTGATATGATGGATGTCTACGATGATCTTGAAGCATTTATTGATGAAACAGGTTATGATGTTCGTTGCGTTGGTTTCGATCCGTACAATGCTCGTGAGTTTATCGACCGTTGGGAGCGTGAAAACGGCCCTTATGGAATCGAGAAAGTAATCCAAGGTGCTAAGACTGAATCAGTACCACTTGGTGAACTTAAAATCCTTGCTGAACAGCGGATGCTAATATTCGACGAGGAACTGATGAAGTTCACAATGGGTAACTGTATAGCACTCGAGGATACCAATGGTAACCGTAAACTGTATAAGAAACGATACGATGAGAAAATCGATAACGTAGCTGCTATGATGGATGCATACGTATCGTATAAGGTGAATAAAGATGCGTTCGAATAATGAATTAAATCACTCACTTAAGGGTGCTATGCGTGCTGGACACAAATACATCTCCCGTACAATGAAGAATGGTAAGTGGCGTTATACGTATGCTAAGAATACACATGGAATACCAATTCGAAAAGACCATGAAACTCTAATATCCGGACCTGGTGGAAGATATTTTGGAGAATCCACGACCTATACGTATAAAGATGGCGCTACTAGAACTGAGCGTAAGCCAGTTTATACCAAGGACGATCAATTGTTCGAAGGTTATAAAAACGGCAAGGTTTCAAAAGAGTATATTGAAGAGCTGAGTTCTAATGGCGGAATGTCATACAATTATGATGAAGCCAAGCGTCGATTAGATGCGATCGATGCCCAAAAGAAACGCCAGGCTCGTAGACAAGAAGCTATTCGTTCCAAAAAGACTGCTGAGCTTAAAGCCAAGGGTCGTAAGTTTATCGAAGATGCCAAACGGGCTGGAATAATTTAAATAAGGAGAGTAAAGATGAGTTCGAATAACGAATTAAATCACTCACTTAAGGGTGCTATGCGCGCTGGACACAAGTACATCTCTCGTACGATGAAAAACGGTAAGTGGCGTTATACGTATGCTAAGGCTGCTAATGCTGGACGAGCTAAGGTAGATAAGATTAAGCATAAGATTGACAGGGCTATCGACACACCGTCTGAAAATCGAGCAGAAGAAGCATGGGACGTTATCGGTCGAGGGGCATACAGACATAATGAAGCTGGTGATCTGGGTTACCGGTTTAGCTCAGACAATCCAATAAGTCGAACAAAAGACGTAGCTCGTCAAGCTCAAGAAGACTATGCTAATAAGAAACTCGAAGAATACAAGAGAGGAAAAATTTCAAAATCTGAGATGAGCAAGATTTTGGAAGATACTCATTTGGATAGTTATCAGAATAAAGATACTGTTGACAGAATTGATCGTGTTCAGCGAAAAGGTCGAGAGATTGTTGATCAGTGGAAGAACCGGAAAAAGAAATAAGGAGTATTGTTAGATGAGTGAATTATATCATCATGGCATACAAGGCCAGAAATGGGGTGTTCGTCGTTTTCAGAATCCTGATGGTACCTTAACGAGTAGAGGTAAAAAACGATACGGAGCAGACAAACTATCATCGATATCCACGAAAAAGGGTATAAAACGGCGTTTGAACGATATCGCCCAGGATGAAGCAAAATTCACACGTATTAGTCAGGAATCTCAGTACATGTCAAACCGCTATAAGTCTCAGGGCAATAAAGTAATGGCTAAAGAATATGCTGAAGAAGTTGCTCAAGCTAAGAAATACATTTCTGATGGGCAGCGTGAGATTTCCAAATTAAAAAAAGTTGGAAAGCTTAACGGATTGAGTATAACTGATAAAGATACAAAATATTATGCTGCAAATGGTAACGAGAAAGTAGCACAATATGTATCATCTGCTGTTGGGCAAGCTACACTCGGCGTTATAGGAAATGTGACGCTTGGCGTGGTAACGAATGCTGCAATAACTGCCAATGCATATCGTAAAGGGTCAAGCATTGTTCAACCTGGAAAACGCTATAAGGTAAAAGACATTCAGTAATAAGGAGAATTCAAAATGGCGGAAAGATTTTCAGATAGGCTACAACATGCCTGGAATGCTTTCATGTCTAGATCACCGACAGAACAGACTGGATATAACGTGATCGGACCTACTTACTCCTATCGACCGGATAGAAGTAGGTTAAAATACAATAACAGTCGGAGTATTGTGTCAGTAATCTATAACCGAATAGCTGTTGACGTATCTCAGATTGCTATTAAGCATGTACGTGTTAATGAGCGTGGCCAATATATTGGAACCTATAACTCCATGCTCAACAATGCACTTACAATTAATGCCAATGACGATCAGACGGCGACAGCTTTCATCCAGGACGTTGTATTATCAATGTTCGACGAAGGTTGCGTAGCTATTGTTCCGACAGACACAAACCTTAACCCCA